TATTTGTAAGCCTTTTGGTAAAATATCACTACATCGCTTTTTGTCGACATCATCTGTCCAAGGGTCAACCCTAGCGTCTTTAAGATGTTCTAACATATCTAAAACATCATCGGTCTTAATATCTTCGTACCATAAGTCGGTTGAAGTGTCACCCATTATTGTAATTCCGGAAACATTTGTTTCACGTAGTTTCTTACGATAACTTGTGTATCATTATCAACTGTTTCAGTAATTACTGAATTAGTACCTTTCACTCTAACTTCTTCTTTTGCTAGTTGTAGCAATTCGCGTTTGTTAAGTTTCTGTACTGTTGGTAAATCAACTGCATTACTCGTAAGAGCACTAATTACATAATTGCTTACATCTTGTTCACTCATTGGAACTTCGATTTTAGCTTTAATGCGTTTTACTCCATCTTTATATTCTGTTGCTCTCATAATTATTTTTTAACCATTATTTGTGTTTCTATTAGCCTTTACTTTTACTTCTATTAAGTACTAATATACTAGTAAGATGAGGTTTTGTCAACCAAGAAATGTTATTTTTTAGTGTTTTTTATAGATTATTTAAAGATTCCAGTAAGTTATGGGGTTTGTTGGAATTGTGATGGTACTAACTGTACCCATGTTGTTCCATTCCACCCTTCAAACATAGCCGTATCTGTATTAAAAAAGAATTGCCCAAGTACTGGGCTACTAGGTCTTTGTGATGTAGTACCATTTTCTGCAATAGCAGGTGTTCCTGGTGTTCCTGCTGGTCCTGCTGGTCCTGTTGCACCCGCTGGTCCTGTTGCACCTGTTGCACCTGTTGCACCTGTTGCACCTGCTGGTCCTGTTGGTCCTTGAGCGCCATCTTGTCCATTTACTCCATTTGCACCATCTTGTCCATCTACTCCATTTGCACCATTTTGTCCATCTACTCCATTTGCTCCATTTTGTCCATCTACTCCGTTAGCGCCTGCTGGTCCTGTTGGTCCTTGTGGGCCAGTTGGTCCAGTTGGGCCGGTTGGTCCAGTTGTACCTGATCCTGAAGAATTAGTTGTAGCTACTTCTTCATTTAAGTTTGTAGTAGATGCAGGTGAAGCTGTAACTTTTGTTCCTGTTTCTGCTAACCCAGACATACCTGGTTGTGATTGTGCAATTCTAGGACTTCCAGAACTGGCTTCTTGTACTGTTTGTGTACTACGTTCAGTGTAACCTATAACTCTGTTACAATGATCGTATATTGGTTCTCTTTCAGACAATGGTACTGTTGGGTCACCATCGTTCTCTAATCTATTAATCATCTCAGGTTCTAATAGATAATGGAATATATTGTTACCATCACTATCAACATCGTAACCTTTTAAACTATTATAAACCGATTGTAAGTTACTTGCATACTGCTGACTTTTTGCAAGTGTCATGTTATCTGTATCTATTGCAACACCAACACCTGTATTAGTTCTTTCTTGAGGTGCAAATAAACTACCACCCTGTCCACCTGAGTCTGTACCTGCAAAATTGTTTTCAAATTCAATTAAGTTTCCAATATCATTTTTAAATGCGTTTAAGTCATTTATAATATTGTTCTTTACTGCATCAGGTAAATTAGCTAAGTTATCAAATTGAGCTCCTAGCTTTTGTAACAATCCACCTGTAAACAAGTTTGGATTAAACTTACCATCAGTGCCAATACATCCGCCAATATCGCCATCTGCCATTTGGCCTAATGTATCTAATATATCTTTACCAGCACCTGTAAAACTTCCCATTGCATCTTTTAATACATTTGGAATAGCACGTGGAACAACTGGTGTACCACAGAAGTTAATCATATTAGCAATAGCCGCAAATTCTGCTATGGCTGCATTTAATCTTCCTAGTGCATTATCAATGTTAGTGTGTGCGATAAAATCGTCTAATGCATTTTCTGCTTCTTGTAATGCATCTCTTAAATCTTCCAAGCCTGCAGGTATCTCGGGTATTAATCTACCTATGTTAATCTTTAAGCATATTTGCAAATTTGGGAGTTTTATGCCGTTTCCGGCTAATAGGCTACAAATGATTTCTTTCAAGCTGTACGCTTGTGTTTGAGCTGTTACGGTACCATTATTTAGGTCTATATCAGCACCAGTAGGAATGTCAATAGTTGTTCTATTGATATAATCACTGGCGTCTTTTAAACCGTTTACAAAATCATTTGCCATTTCATTGTCCTATGTACACGTCTGGACTACCAGAGCTTGCATCCGGTCCACAATGTGGTGGGATAGGACAAAGGTTGTCTGCACCAGCTGGATTGCCGTTCAGCACAACTAATTTTCCGCCTACAAATACATTTTTACATCTAGCACCAAGACTACCGCCGCCGTGACTATTTGTATCACCGTCAACGCTGATTGGTTGTGTATTTACGTGAATATTCTTATGTGCTAGTGCATTTGTACTTGCACCGCATAATCTAGAATCTCCGTTTCTATGTACCTGAGGCATTTGCTACTGTTAATCCTGTACTTTGTTTAATATACATGTCGCTTGCATCTTTTGCAGATTTAACTACACATATAATATTATTTATCTTTAATTTGATCTTAGTATCTGGAGTAACTGTAAACATATAAGGTGCTAACGCCATCCCATTTTGGGCGGCAATTAGTATGTAAGGTTTTGATACTGTAACATCAGTATCGTTTTCTGAATCTAAACGTGCGATCATTTCTTCACCTGAAGAAAGTTTTATACTTACTACATCGCCAGTAGTGTAAGGTGTTTCTATTAACATATATTATCCTTTATAGTGAATGGCCAGTTCCAGTGTAGTTTGTATCTTCAATGTACTTAACCATTTGATCATACCCGCCAATTTTATTACCGGATATAATTATTTGTGGAAATGTTCTGGCACCTGGAAAGGTTTCCATAACATCTTCTCTTGTAAAGTCTTCGTCTAGTTGCTTGTATTCGTAAGCATATCCACGTGACTCGCACAATGCTTTAGCCCTTACGCAATAAGGACATGCTGTTTTGCCGTAAATTGTTATCATTATAAGCTCATTCCTGAAAATGTATCTTCTGATACGTCTTTTTTAACACCACCAATAACATAGCTACTAATTTCTGTTTCTTGTGGTGCTACTTGTACTTCTGCTCCACTAATCCATTTAGCTGTCCACGGTAATGGGTTTGCTTGTGGTGTTGTATATGGACATTTCATTCCTAATGCTGTCATACGTTTACAACAAATCCATTCAATGTAATCGTGTAATAGTTGTGCATTAAGACCAATCATACTACCATCTTTAAATAGATAGTTAGCCCATTCTTTTTCTTGTTCAACTGCATCAACGAACATCTGCGATACTTCTTCTTTACATTCTTCTGCAATTTTAGCAAAGTCTGGATCTTCTTTTGTTAATACTTTTGAAAGTAGATATTGTGTACTTGCCAAGTGAACGTTCTCATCACGGGCAATAAATTTAATAATTTTAGCATTACCTTCCATTTTCTTAAGTTCTGCGAATGCCCAAGAGCAAGCAAAACTAACATAGAAACGAATGCCTTCTAATACGTTAACACTATTTGCACACATCCAAATTTTCTTCTTTAGATCATACAAACTAATTTCAATTGTTTTGTCATTAACTTTATGTGTTCCTTCACCTAACAATTGATAGTACTGTGAATACTCAATAAGGTCATTGTAATATTTAGAAATGTCATCTGCACATTCTACAATTTCTTTACTATCTGCTAGTTCATCAAATACTATTGTAGGATTATTATAGATATTACGAATAATATGTGTATAGCTACGTGAATGAATTGTTTCACTGAATGTCCATGTGATAATCCAGTTTTCAAGTTCTGGTAAACTAGTAATAGGACCAAATGCTTCAACTGGTGCTCTACCTTGTACACTATCTAAAAGAATTTGTCTTTTAAGATTACTTGTAAAGATATGCTGTTCGTGTTCAGTTAAATCTTTAAAATCTTTTGAATCTTTACTTACATCAACTTCTTCAGGTCTCCAAAAGAAACCCAATTGCTTATCTGTAAGTTTATCGAACTGTTTATACTTAACAGTATCGTATCGCTGAAACCCAAGATCCCCATCTAGGAATGCATTTGCTTCAGTATGGTATTTTTCGTTATTTACGTTTAATATTGACATGTTGTTTAATCCTTATATCACACAACTTTCGCAGTAGTCATCATACTCTTCGTCCGTGTTAAATTTGTCTCTACCAAGCATCGGCTCAGCATTCTTCTTATCAAAGTCTATTTCACCTTGACCATCGTATGTATTAAAATAGTATAATTGTTTGCCACCATACTTGTAAAACATTACAAGATGCTGAAGCATTACACTCATTGGAATTTTTTCTTCTTCATAAAATTCCGGGTTGTAGCTTGTATTTACACTAATACCTTGATCGATATATTTTTGTAATACTGCCATAATTTTTAAATATCCTTCTGGGCTTTTTTGGCCCCATAACAGATCGTATTTATTCTTTAACCTTGGATAACCAGGCACAACTTGTTTTAGTACTCCATGCTTGCTTTGCTTAACACTAACAAATGCACGTGGAGGTTCAATACCGTTTGTGCTATTGCTAATTTGTGCTGATGTTTCTGCAGGCATTAGTGCCATTAATGTACTGTTGCGTATTCCTGTTTTTTGTAATTGCTTACGTAGGCTTTTCCAAGGCATACGTTCTTTATGTGGAATTAATTCATCTAATTCTTTTTTGTATGTCATGTTTGGTGTAATACCTTGTCCATACTTTGTTTCATTAATACCTGAAATATTACCTTTTTCAATTGCTAAATCAGCACTTGCTTTTATTAAGTAATAACTCCATGCTTCTGCCCATGTATCAATTACGGCTAATCCTTTTTTATCAATATCTTGATAATTCAAATCGTTTTTAGCTAGCCAGAATGCAAAGTTAATAATACCAATACCTAATGGACGTCTTTTCATTGTACTAAGTTGTGCCGCTAATACTGGGTAGTTTTGATAATCTAATAGCTCATCTAATCCACGTACTGCTAATCTACCTATACGTTCAAAGTCATCTGGTGTTTTAACATTACCCCAATTGATTGCACTTAATGTACACAAACTAATTTCACCTTCTTCATCACTAAACGAAGAAAGAGGTTTGGTGGGTAAATTAATTTCACAACACAGATTGCTTTGTTTTACTGGTGCAACGTCTTCTATAAATGCTCCATGTGTATTTGCATGATCAACATTCATTAAGTAAATACGTCCTGTGTTTTTACGTTCTTCCATAAACTGTCCAAATAGTTCTGCCGCTGGCATAACTTTTTTTCGTGTTACTGTACGCTCTGCTTCTTCGTATAATTCTTTAAATTTGTCTTGATCATTAAAAAATGCATCATATAAACCAGGAACATCACTAGGTGAGAAAAGAGTTATATCTCCACCAGTTAATAAACGCTCATACATAAGTTTATTAAACTGTACGCCATAATCCATATGTCTAACACGATTATCTTCCGTGCCTTTATTATTCTTTAATACAAGTAATTCTTCTGCTTCTAAATGCCAAATTGGATAATATAATGTTGCGGCTCCACCACGTACACCACCTTGGCTACATGATTTAACTGCACTTTGAAATAATTTATAAAATGGAATAACACCTGTATGTGTTGCATCGCCTCGTCTAATAGGACTTCCTACTGAACGAATACTACCTGCACCAATTCCAATTCCTGCTTTTTGTGAGACATACTTAACAACGCTTGCGGCTGTAGCATTAATACTATCAAGACTATCATCTGTTTCTATAAGAACACAACTACTAAATTGCCTTTGAGGTGTTCTAAGTCCTGCCATAATAGGTGTAGGTAAACTAATATCAAAATTGCTAATAGCATCGTAATATTCTTTTACATACCTCATTCTAGTTTCTTTTGGATAGTTACTAAACAATGTAGCTGAAATCATCATGTAAGCAATTTGTGGAGTTTCAAATATCTGTCCTGTTACTCTGTTTTGAGCAAGATACTTACCACGGAACTGTTCCATTCCAACGTAAGAAATATTTTCATCACGATCATGTTTGATGTAACTGTTTAATTGATCAATTTCATCTTCTGTATAAACGGCAAAAAAACTTTCATCGTATATTCCAAGATCAACATTTCTACGTGCAATAACATTTAAATGTTCTGGATCAAATGAGTTATATACATTTTTTCTTAAATGGTAATTAATTAATCTACCTGCTACCCATTGATAGTTTGGCGTTTGTTCATTAATAAGATCAGCTGCGGCTTTAATTAATGTTTCTTGTATATTTGTACTTTCAATTCCATCATAAAACTGTAAATGACTTTTAATTTCTACTTCACTAGCACTAACACCAGTAATGCCTTCACATGCATAAAACACAACCTTGTGCATTTTTTCTAAATCAAGTACTTCTGTAGTACCATCTCTTTTTATAATTTCAATTTGATCTTTGCTCATCTGTGTTCCGTTCTTGTTAAAATAACTACGTATTAGCTATTTGCTCAATGTACTAATGTCTACATCCTTTAATACATTTAATTCGTCAATTAGTTTTGGGTTGTCTATTATATCGTAATTATAGTTTAAAATATAACAATTGTCAACTAAAACAATCAACTTAATTTCACTTTTTTCTACACTCTGTACTAGTAATATTCTACATGGAATATCACTGTAATGCAAAGTATAAGCAATGCCCAACGAAACAACGTTCTCGTCATATTCGTTTGTATGTAACAGGTCCCATGGATTCGGCCACGTACCTTCGTTATAAGGATCAATTGCCCTAACACTAATGGGTGCCATCTTCCAAAACTGCATTACAACCTCAAGTTTAGGAAGTAAGTCGTCTAAAGCCTGTATCTCTTTTCTTAGAGTCCTCCACATACGGAGTCTGGACTTTAGTGGTAGTTGCCATATATCTTTCATTAATGTACTAACAGGGCCAGAAAAACTAGTCTAGTATCAAAATCCAATAGTGACATGTTTCTTTGTTGTTCCTTGTATTAATATATTTATGACAGGTTATAGAATTTCTCTAAACGTTGAGCCCATTTCATTTCCCAATCTTTGAAATCTTTTGGGTCACTTTCAAACAGTTGCCATTGGCAATCACCACTACACATAAAGATAGCAATACGACTAATATCAGTGCCATACATCTCGTTATGTGCATTTGCATATGCGGCGCCTTGTAGGAAATAATCTTCAATCCATTCACGCTTTTTAGGTTTGTTTGTTTGTTTAAAGTCCATAATAGTTGGATGTCCTTTATAAACACCAACTAAGTCAGTTGTACCAGCATATAAACCAGCGGCACATAAGTTAACTTCTGTGCCCCATATCTCATCAACATCATTTTCAATGTTATCCACAACTACTTGTGCCATTGCTTTAGCTTGTTTATGTACTATATTGTTTCCTGGATTATATGTTTCGTATTCTCCTAATGCCCAATGTTCTAATATATTGTGCATAACTGTTCCACGGTTTGCGGCAGTTGTTGTAATACGTTGTGCTTCTTCTGTACCTACTCTTTTTCTCCAAGCCGCTAATCCTGCACGTTTTTCAGCAGGCTGTGTAGCACTTAGAATAGTAGTAACACTCGGAACAGGATCGCCCCAAGGGTTTTCATATAGACGTTTTCCGTCTACACTAGTTCGTTTTAATTCTTTATATGGGTAGGGACTTTTAATTTTTAGCATATGTTAAGTATACTACTATTAAGACAGAATGTCAATAGTTTCTTTGGTTAAAATAAAATTATTTAACACCCATTCGTTACCAAGTAACGACCAATGATTATCGTCGGGTGCTACTGTTATTCCACAATCGTATGCTGCTTTCATATGAACTTCAGTATCCTTATTGAATATCTCTTTTCCACCAGGTACAAATCGTTTATATAATTCAACTTCTGCTGTGTGTAATGTTGGGTTATCTACCATACGTAATAATTCTAATTTAATAATATGTTCAAAATTATATAATTTATCTACATTATTGTACCATGTATCATTCCAAGAATGATATACATCTGATGTACTTTTACGTTCTAATGATTGAGTAATATTAAATTCTATATTTTTTGGATACTCATCTGTTGTATTTTTAAACATTCCAGATTTTTTATGAATTGAATACCAAACGTGATTAGGACCTTCTAATGTTATGTAATTACTATCAATTGCATTTTCTTCAAATTCAAAATTACCTGATAATCCAAATTCTGTTACTCGTTGTTTAAATGTTCTGTTAGTAAAAATAATATCAATTCCACGCAATTTTGCATCTAAGAAACACCATTCATAATAGTCGTGTCCACGACCGCCGAATGCATAATTATAATATTGATGTTGTGGGAATTTTTGTGCTAGTTGATAAGTCCAACTATTCTTTTCTACGTTTTCTTGCCAGTATGCTGAGAAACTATCACCTATAAAGGCAACTTTTTTGCCTACCAATAAATGTACCATCTTAATGTCTTACTAGTAGCTGGATTTGTAAGTCTTTCAATTTTATATCCTAAATTTTGAAAATGTTTAATTACTGTTTCCATTTGATTTTGGAATCCACGATCTGTAAGTGTGCCTTGCCATACGTTGAAATAATTAACACTAGTTGGGTTTGTTATACTAAATGTTCCTGCTGATAATCCTAAAGCAGTATTTGCTGTTCCTGCACCAATTTCATAATTCCATGATGTAGTTGAACCTTCAATTGTTATTACTAAGTATCCTGAATCTTTACTAGCTGTTAAGCCTTGAATACCTGCATCGTTTATATCTGCAATAATAGCATTAAGTGTTGTACCAGATGTTCCTAGTGTTATTGTGTTTGAGTTGAAAATAAAGGTATCACCGTTAGTTATTGTGGGGTTTATAACAGTACCTATTTTAACTGTTGTAGGAGTTGAGTTTGTCATTGTAGTTGCATCGTCTACGTAGCCTTCAAACTTGCCTAAAGCACTTTGTGAAATAACTTGTTCCATAATAGCTTGTGTTTCTTTGTACACAATCATGTCTTGTGATGCTTTAGCTCTTGCTTGTGCTGCGTTTAATCCTACACTCATTTGTCTAACTCTTTGTTTACTTGCTTCTTAGCCATTGCTTTTACTTTTTTCTTATTCTTTTCTGGGTCAACTTTATTCATATTACTAGCACCCATGCTAGCCGTATTAAAATACACTATGCCATCTTTAATATTATTTACGATTGGGAGATTTTGGATTTCATCAAATAGAGATTCACCGTCTGCATCAATTCCCATAGCCACTAGTTCCTTAACTAGCGAATCTAAAGGGATGCTCTCTACCCCTTCGCTACTAAGAATCGAAAGTAGATCAATAACTTTTGCATCTACTTGTGATATTTCAAATAGATCAGCGTATCTCATGGCGTTACTTCTTCAATGCCGCGAATGCTTGTTTTAATACTTCTTTGTTTACCTTGCCGTCTGCTTGTGCTTCTTTTACCATACGTAATGCATTTAGATATGAATCTTCTTTCATTTCTCTGCCATCAACATCGGTATCAGCGTCTGCTGCATCAGTACCTTCAAAGTCGTCTGCCGCAGGTTCAATTGCTGCATCCATATCCATTTCTGGATCTGCTGGTGCATCAAGTTCTGGACCTGTGTCCATTGACATATCTGTTTCTGGTGCTTGGCCTTGGGCTACTAAAACTGCATCAGCAACTTGCTGATTTGCTGTCTTAACTGCTTCAAGAGCTGAACTAATTGCTGTTTCCGCTGATGTGTTAAATGCATCTGCTTCTGATACACCAACTTCTTCTTTCATTGCGTTAGTGATGCTCATTAATTCTTCTACTTGCATGCTAGCTAAATTTTCAGCCATTTTTTGTAGGTCGTCTGCCATTTGCTTTGCCGCTAAAAGTACTTCAGCTTGATCAAGTTCACCTTCCATAATTGGATTGTTTTTCATAACTGTGTCTATACCTTCTAATACTAACAATAACTTCTGATATTGTTTGTTGTTAACCTCAACGCCACTTTCACGTAATGCGTTGATTTTCTTTTCAGTAACTGTCTTTACTTTGGTTAATTTTGCATTACCTGCACCAAAGTCAAACTGCATACCGAAAACTTCTTTTAGAACATTATCTAACTTGGTTAGTTTGTTCACTTGTAATTGTTTTAATTCCATGTTCAATACCCCACTAGGTTTTTTATTATATATTGTATTTATGCTTAAAGGCTACTTTTGATTTGATTTTTGATAGTTTTCATCTTTTGCAGTGCAGATCCTTGCTTTGCCATTGCAATATCTATCTTACTTGACTCTGTAAGCGATTTTGCCTTCATTTTAAACGTGGCTGCTTCTGCTAACGCACTAGAATACCTATTATCTAAATCTAATAGTCTTTCAACTTTTGTATCTTTTTCGAATAATAAACCTTTTACAATACCCATAGCTGTTTCAAATAATGCTATTTGATTGTATATAATTTCGTCGCCTTCTTTAATATTATAGAAAGTTTTAGTCATACCAGGAATAAGCATAGCTTTTTCCAATACAACTTCAAAATCACCTACTGTAACACTATTACCTTTTTTAGTAACGGCTGATAAAGTAATATCATTATGTGATTCTTGAATAACTTCTTCAGTAGCTTTATGTGTAGCTTCATCAAGTTTTTGTAATATTTCTAGCATGCCTTGTGCATCTTTGCTTACTCCAGCAATTACGTTAGGCGTTGGTGTATTTCTTTGTGATTTTAATTTTTGATGTGCTGTTGGTTCTTTATCAGCTGCTTCATTAAGTTTGTTAATGATGTCCATCATTCCTTGTGTTTCTGGTGTTGGCATTATAGGCTCCCTTTCATTCGTTCAAAATATACTTTGTTATTCTCCACTATTTTCTTAACAATATTTTTGTTAACTAGGCTTTGAATTAGGTAACACTCACGTTCAGATAAATCTTCTTTGCATGCACGTTCTAATAAATTTTCGTACATCTCGCTTTCGTGAAGTGATAAAAATGTTGGGATTCCGCCTGGGGTTTCAATGCTTTTCATTATGCTATCCCGGCTGCCTTTTTTAGGCGTTCAATTTCTTGTGCATTATACGCTGACTGGTTACTAGCATTTGCAATATCCGCTGCGTTTTGATTTCTTTGATCATCATCTGGATCTGATTTACTGCTAGCTCTTGGGCCTGCTTGTCCAGTTCCTACTTTTCTAGAACCTGCTGTGTATCTTTGAGAACCTGTAGAATCTCTATTTGCATCTTGATTAGAAATAGTTGCACGTCTTTGTTCTACACCTGATGCTGATGCTCTAATTGTTGCTCTGCTTGGCTGAGCTGTAGTTACTGTTCCATATGCTTCTGAAACTGAACTTAAATCTATAATTTCTGAGAAGCCATCGCCGTCATCGCTTTTCATTGTGCTTAGTAGTTTTAAAGTCTGTGAAAAAGACAATCCTTTTAATTGACTAACAACTTGTTCTTTTGTTAATTCCATTCCAAACTTTACGTTTGCAAAATCTATTACTGTGTCAATAGTACTGTTATTTAAAATGTTCATCCTCTTGCCTTATTTAACCTTGCAACAATACGACTAGCTGGGCTTAGTCTTTTTGTTCTTTGCGCCTTCTTATTCATCCTAGCACCTTTGGCGGCTTTTGTTCTTTTTAAAATAAATCTCTTCTTAAGATTTATTGGGGCTGCACATTGACTAGGATTTGCAACAACCCTTCCTTTACGTGGACCTACAGTGCAACGAAATTTTCTCGTTACTGATTTGCCACGTTTAGCAAAAACTACTTTTGCTTCTGTAACAACTGTATTATATGCCTCGTTCAGTAACATTTATTATCCACCTACCAGTGGTGTTACTGTTTGTAAATTTAGTAGTAGTAATACTACAGTAGAAAGCAATCCTGCAATAACCGTAGCGGCAGCACCAATAACTAGTTTATTACTAGATAAGGTAGAGGCAGTTTGTTTTTCTGCCATTTTGCCCATTGTTTCTGTCAAAGAGTCTACTTTAGACTCTAGTCTATTTAATTTTTCTTCTAACACGCGATATCTCTCTGCACATAAATCTACATGTGCTTCTAGATTTTCACGCTCAAGTCTTGACTGGTTCATTGCCATATTTTGCTCTCGCAATCTTTAGCAGCGTCTTATATAGAGCTGATTTAATTATATACATTCGTTGTACATATACTATTTATATGTTTTGGCGATAGTTAAAGTACGTGTTTTTGCTTGATGTACTAGTATCTACTATCTCAGGATTGATATTAGCCGTTTCATCAAGTATTGTATGAACTGGCATCTTATCAAAATCATTTATTAACATATAAACGTTGTTTTCTTCATATTTCCATGCGTCTGCTGTTTCACTAGCAAACTTTAAGACCCAAACATCCTGCACTCCAGAAAAGTTTGAACCAAAGTCATAATCGTCTAAATTTTGTGCATCTAAAAACTCAACTGAACTTAATACTGGTTGAGAACGTAAACTAATACCCTGAATAAACGTATTTAGATTTTGTGCTTGATAGTATCCTTTTGCATCTACTTTAGGACTAACTACACCAGAGTCTGTAATATCTATTAAAGTATAAACTGTATAGAAGTCAGTTGACCCTGTTAAAACCTCATTTGGTCTACTTACACC